ATGAAAAAGTATATATCTATCGCCCTTGCCGTTGTCCTTATCTTAATGCCGGTGCTGTCGGTGCCGGCGTTTGCGGAGGAGGATGCTACGGGCAGCTTTGCCGTTACATACAATGTGCAGAGCTCCTATGTGGTAAACCTGCCCGATATTTCTTGTGAGGACGGCGAAAACATCGTAAATATCACAGCGGACTATGTGCACCTGGAGGCCGGCAAGCGCCTTACCGTTAGTATTGACAAAAGCCGCACATTGAGAAATGGCAGGTTTTACCTGTTCAAAGACGGAGGCACGGATCTAAACACCGCTATGGAGTGCTCAATTTATGTGAGTAACACCAACAGCAGCAATAATAGGATATATGCACCGTATTGGTTTATGGATAACCCAAGTTTAACAACCGTGGCCGTATTCTACGCAGAGCAAACGGAGCCGGAGGCATACGGTAAAATGACCTTTACACCGCAGGTAACGGTAAGCACACCATACGGCGCCTATACGGGCAATGTGTACTACATCATAAGCATTGACTAAAAAAGTAACGGCAGGAGGGCTCACACACCCGCCTGCCGTTCTCTTATTCAACAAAGGTTTTTCGGTTGCTATCCCAAAGGCCGAAATACTCACCATCATAATATACCTTGTAGAGATCTATCATAATGCGCCGTACTCCTATGCTACGGCCCTTTATGCAATAGCCCAGATGTATAAGCGCCAACCTAACATCATCCACCACCGCTGCCAATTCGTCCATTATTCACCATCCTTAATAAGCCGTAAACGGGCCTGCGCGATCTTATCCAAGCCCTCCCCGGCCATAATATCCAGATTGTTTATGGAGCGTGCAAGCCCATCCACGGATTGTACAACCCAAGGATCTATGTTTCCGTCCTGCACCTCATAATCAATTCTGCCACGCAGTGTGTCTGCCAAGGCGTACAGTCCCTCAAGCGTAGCACGCACCTCCAGCCACAGATCCTCGTGCATTTGATCGAGCTCGTTCCAGGTGATAGTTTTTTCGTTGTTAAGCATTTTGTTTACCTCCTTGTATTTGGTTGGTTTTTACCTTACGCTTAACATTATACAGCGTTTGCTTAATGTTGTCAAGTGTTTTATGTAGGTTTTCCTAAATAATTTTTAGCGTGTGCTTGTTTCTGTTAAGCAATCGCTTGACAAAACGCTCAAGATGCGCTATAATAACAGCATAAACATAATACAAGGAGCTACTGACATATGGGAAAAGAGCAAAAAATCAAAGCGGCGGCAGCGTATAGCGGCATAAGCCAGGCAAAGCTGGCCGCACAAATAGGTATGACGGCCTCAAATTTCAATCAAAAGCTCAAGCGTGATACCTTTACGGATGAAGAACTTGCGGTAATAGCAAAGGCCCTAGGGGCAAGTTTTGAGCCCTGTATGTTTGTGTTTCCGGACGGTACCAAAATATAATACCAAGTAAATAAACAACAGGCATCGTACCATCTGGCACGGTGCCTGTTGTTTTTACAAATCGCTAAAAGCCTCTTTTAAGAAAGCATTTAGCTTTTTTTCAAGTATTCCCGGCGCGATGCGTTCAAGGTCTTTTTCTGCAAAAGTGAGAAAATACTGCCCATTTACCCAGCCCGCTTTTAGCCGCTTTCCTATTGCAGGAACATATCGGCCTGGCTCTTGGCGGTGCCCAAATTCAACATAACTGGCATATTCCACAGGGTTGATAACCTCAATGGTATATGTGTTGCCGGCCTTATTTATGGGCATATTTTGAGCATACTGCACAGCTTGGGCGGCGTTTGGTACACCACTCCCACCAGCCGCCTCTTGGTGCGTTCTTGCTGTCCATCCGCGCCGTAGAGTGCCGCCATTTTTACCGGTTTGGTTAGGGTATTTGCCTATCGGCGTTCTTTCGATAGCAAGGGAGAGGAGGCGCGCGGCAAGCTCCTTGCTGCACGCCTCACAAAACTTTTCAAGCTCCACGCTTTGTAACCTTTGCAAACGCTCCTGCAAAGCCTTTAATTGTTTATAGTCGGCGCTGCCCCATTTTCGTGACATATTAGGCCTCGTGCTTTCCGAGGCTCTGGGCAGCTCTCCTCCGGTGCAATTCTGTACGAGCAGCACCAACCATAAGGATTGTTTCCGGCGCTCCGTCCGTTTTGCTATCTAAATAGTTAATGTACTCCTCCAGCGTTTCGGTATTCAAATTGCACACCTTTATAAACTCCGTTTTTACCTTTTTGTAAAGCGGGAAAGAGGTGTTGAGCACGATAATGGCCGCACGGTCCATATCTTGCTGCGTTGGCGTTTCCGGTAGGTCGGTGATATAAAACGCCTTATCCTTGCGTTTTTTGCCCAGCTTTGTGGCCTCCAGTTTACCCGGAATAATAACAGTATTTTTCATTTTAGTGCACCCCCTCCGCTGCTGTTAAAAGGGCCTCCTCCAGCTCACCGGTGAGGTAGCCGATAACACCATCAATATCCATATCGCTGTCAATGCGGTTTGTCATACCGGACATATCAACCCGGATCTCGGCGGTGGTAAAGCGGTTTACCGCCTCTTTTTCGGCAATATCCCGCAGGTAGGAAAGCTCCTCGGAGCTCTTACCCGTGGCATCGGCAATGCTGCCGGTATCGTCTGCGATGCCGTCCAGCGTATCGCCGTAGCCCATAGGATCAATGCTATCACCGCCGCCTACTGCACCGCCGAGGCCGATTTTATTCATAATACCGTTGAGGCTCAAATTGTCGCTCATCCAGTCTTGAATATCCGCACCAACGGCTGCACCAGCGTTAAAGGCATCGGAGCTCCAGCCCTCTTGGAATGTGTCAAAGGTATTCATACCCTCATTCCAACCGCCTGCAAAGTCAACATCATTGGTGTGGAAAGCATCGCTTACGCTGTCATAGCCGTGGCTGTTCCAGGCATCGCTCACGCTGTCATAGGCAAAGGTGTTAAAGCCCTCTGCCCAGGCATCGGAAATGCTTTGGTAGCTTTCCCTTTTAGAGGCGAGCTCGTCAATCTTATTTGCCGCAAAATCGAGCCCGGAGGTGTCAATATTCACGCCCATCCAGCCGAGCACACTATTGGCAAACTCTGCAAGTTTTTTAAGGCCTTGCATTATGACATTTACCATACTCCAAAAGCCGATTTGCACGGAGATCCACGCATTGTGGAAAGCGGTACCCACATTGCTCGCAGCAGCTTTCAGTACGCTCCAAATGCCCATACCGAGGTTGGCAAACCAAAGGCCGGTGTTTTTAATAATAGCCCAGGCAGCAGCACCAAGGTTGGCAAACCACATACCGATGTTTTTAATCACGGCCCATATAGCAAGCCCCAGGTTTGCAAACCACAAGCCCACATTTTTAATGCAATTCCAAATAGCAATGGCAAGGTTTGCGATCCACAAGCCGGTGTTTTTGACCAATGCCCAGATCCAAAATGCGGCGCCCATAATTTCCTTTGTAAAAATACAGAACAGGACAATTATTAGAATAATAGCCGCGATAATCCAAGTAACCGGGCAGGCCCAGAGGGCGGCGTTAAAACCAACCTGGGCTGCCGTTGCGCCTGTTGTGGCGGCAGCCTGGGCAGCGGTTGCGCCGGCAAAAGCAACCTTTGCAATGGCTGCAAGCGTTTCCGTTGCGCTTATAACCATTAAAGCCCCTTTGTATAGGAGCAGAGCTGCAACGATACCGCCTATAATAGGAGCAATCCAGCCCCAATTATCAGCGATATAGTTATAAATGGAGCAGGCGTAATCAAAGATTTCTGCCAGCGCGGTTGCCAGTTTGGAAAACAAGCCCATTAGCCCGTTTACCGCACGCTGCACCCGTTCACTATTGGCAAGCTGATTGATCTTTGCAAGGACCGGCTCAAGGGCCTTGGTTGCCCTGTTTTTCATTGAGCCCCATATCTGGCTCCAGGTCATAGGCATTTTATTAAACTTTTCATCAATGGCATCTGCGGAGGCAAACATAGCGTTTTTCACTATATCCGCTGTGATCTTACCATCCGAGGCCATTGTGCGTATCTGGCCGATGCCTACGCCCATATAGTCTGCAATCGTCTGGATGAGGTTAGGCGCCTGCTCAAAAATACTGTTGAGCTCATCACCACGGAGCACACCGGATCCAAGGGCCTGTGTGAGCTGTAACATAGCGTTGCTTGCCTCGGTACCGCTGGCGCCGGCAATCGTAAATTGCTTTTGCACCAATTCCGAAAATTTCACTATTTCCGCAGTAGAGCCAAAGGCGGCACCGGCATTGTTGCCGAGCTTTGCCACAGAGGCAGCCATATCAATATAGCTGCCTCGCGCTCTTTCGGCGCTGCGGAAAATCATATCCATTAGCTCATCGGTGGTTTGTAACCCGTCATTCATCATACCCAAACGGGCTTTTGTCTGCACGATACCATCCGAAAGCTCTACAAGCCCCTTAACGGTTTTCATACCAAGGTATGCGGCAGCCATACCCTTGATCTTATCGAGCAGACCGCCCGCCGTGTTTGTGCCCTTTGAAATGCGCTGGTTAAGCTCATCCTGCTGGCCGTTAAGGTTTCTGTAATTCTGCTCCATTTCATCCAACACAGCGTTTGCCTCGCCAATCGCCTGGCGGGCATCGTTTATGTTGGTGGTGTTAAAGGCCTGGCCGGAGGCGCGCTGCACGGCATCAAAGCTATCAAGCACCGTGCCCATAGCCGTGTTGATTTTTCGTAAAACCGTGCTCATACCGTCATTGAGCATTAGTGCCGATCTAATTGTTGCCATAGCATCATCTCCTTTCCGTAGGATTTTGCTTTATCTGTTAGGTTTCTGCGTTATTCTCGCCATCAGCCGGGGGATCGTCCTCGGTACCGGCAGGCTCCTCCTCCGTACCGGCGGGCTCGGTGCTGGTAAGCTCCTCTTTAAGGGCGGCAACAGCAGCCTGGAGCTCAGCCTTGGTAACAAAATCCTTGCACTTTTCGGAAATGAGCTTTAAGAGCCCGCCCTCTCCCTGTCCGGTCCATACCTTTCTGATCTCGTCCTCCGTTGCTCCGGTGAGCTTGAGGGCAAGGTTTGCCAGGGCGATGGTAACATCATTGTACTTGTTTTCAAACATAATCGTTTACCTCCTTAATTACATCCAGATAAAATCATTATCGTTATCGCGGTTTGTGCCTTTGGATCCGGCGCCGGGAATAAAGCCACCGCCGGTGCTGATGTTGTCGATCTCCTCCGCAAGCTCAATGAGGCGATCCTGGGCGGCGCGCTGATTGTAGCCGTCAGCCAGATAGCCTCCCTGTACGGAATAGCCGCCCACATTGGTTGTGTTAAGGTAATTGCCCTTTTCGGTGAAAATCTCCTCTGCCAGCTCCTCGGCCTCGTTAAACAGGCGCTCGTGGGTGTCGGCAATATCCAGGATGGCGCCGAGGGATCGAGGGAACATTTTACGGGCCTCATAGCTGCTGCCGTTGCACTCTGGGATGCTATGAATGATAACATTTTCAAACAGCCGCATTTGTCCCCAATCGCTGAAAAACGGCTTGAGGACCGTAAACGCCTCGCTGTCTGTCAATGCGCTGCCGGCCGTGCGTAAATACACAAGGGCATTGCTGATCCTCGCCTGGTAATCGTCCGGCATAGAATGTGTACTGGCGGCAAAAGAATGGGTGCGGACAACCTCCGGCAGGGTTGCGCGGCGCTCGCTTTTAAGCTGGCTTTTGATCTCCGATACTGCAAGAATATCAAGCGCGTTAAAGCGGGCGATCTTGCTGTCGATAGCCTCCTGCATACCGCGCGCCGCCTCCTGCGGCGAAAACCGCTTTAAGAGCTCTGCGGTATAACGCGGCGCCTCTACCATATCCTTTGTTTCTGCAAGCAGTTTTTCTGCAAGCGTGCGGTGGTGGTTGATCTTGGTTTCGATAAATGCCTTAATCATTTTTTGTTTTTTCCTCCTTTGTGAAATAATAAAAACAGGGTGCGCAAAAAGGCCTTGGTTTCAAAGCCGTTTCGCGCACCCTGCCCCGATCTGCCATACCCATCTACTTCCCAACGAGAGTGATCGGGATAAGGTTTCCCCGGCGCCGCAGCACCGGAGGCTACTTATCTATGCACCATTTTACAATATGCGGTGTCTTATGTCAACGGTTTTACTGTATGTTGTTCCTTTTGTTCTTTTTGAGGATTTGTCTTTGCGTGTTCCTGCTCAACCAAACTCAAATAAACCAAATTAAATGGGTGGCCGTGCTTTTCTGTGGCGTGCCCGATGCTCAAGCCGTTAAGGTGAGGCGCCAACTGCTCTGTTATTTTTTCAAGCAGCGCGTGCCCCTCCGGTGTGTCCGGTACCGATAACCGGCCCCTTATTTCCAGCATAGCTCTCAACCCTCCAGCAACATATCATCCACGATAACCACCGGCACCTTGCACTCAACCTCATATTTTCCGGTAAATAAGCCAAGGCGCTTACCCAGATCCTCGGCAGCTCTCAAGCGGTCACTAATGGATGGATCCTTGGTTACAAAACGCGCCTCGGATTTCCCGCCGCCGGTCTTGATAACCACCAGCACCTCCTCGGTGGCCTCGCCGCGCATTACAGCCGTTAAAAATTCCAATATTTCCTGTATATCTGCAATGCGGCTTTTCCGCAGATCAGCAAGCGTTGCATCTATTTCATCCTGGATGTGAGGCTTTTGCAGTAATTGGTACCCAATGTGCCGGGCTGTCTTTTTACTATATCCGGCACGCAGCGCCGCAGCGGCGGCGTTACCGTCAATTATATACTCTGTAACAAAGCGCCGTTGCCTTTCCGTAAACCTTGCCATCTTATTTCACCTCCGCATTTTCAAGTTTTTTGATCCACCGGTACACCATCATCTTGTAACAATCCGGTGTGGCTTTGGCCGGCATAACCGCTGCAATCTTTGCCCAGGTTAGGCCCTCTATGTATCGCATAACCAGCACCTTATACAGCAGGGGATCCGTGTGCTCCACCGAGGCGATAAGGTCAATGCCCCGCTGGAGGTCTGCCTTGGCTCTTTGCAGGCGTTGGCTTTCAAGCTCTATGGTTTCATTCCATCGAGGATCCCCCGTGCCGTGCAGCTTGGCAATATCATCCTCAAGCCAGCCTATCTCACTTGGCAAATAGTAAACATCATCAAGCGTTTGTGTTATCGTCATTTTTGCGATCTCCTTTCGCTTTGTATAATAGCCTTGCCAGCATTTCCTCCCGTTTCATAACGATATGCTCAACGGCTGAAATGCCGGTGCTTTGAAACGCATCTACACCAACCCGGAAATAATAATTGGTGCGGCGGTCTATGTAATCCACAAGCTCCGTTTGGGCAGCCATACGGCGCAGTTTTATAAAAGCACTTTGGTATAGCCGGTTATATTCGGTGTGGGGAATGCCAAGCTCCTGCTCAATCTGTGCGGTGCTGTGGCCCTTATAGTACCGTAGGCGCACAACCTGCTCCTCGGTCTTATCGAGGCCGGCAAGCAGCTCCTCCAGTTTGCTGTGGAGGGCGTTGCTTTCCAGACGGTCCAGCAGCTCGGCGATTTGATCCTCCGGATCCGCTATTAAATCCCCAAGCTCCATAGTATCGCCATCATCGTTGGCTATTGGCCGGTGCAGGCTATCAACCATTATGCGCTTTTCCGGTGAGGCATCGCGCTGCTCCTCCCATTGTTGCCTGTTCCAGCCGGATGATGCCGCACAGCACAAAGCAAAGTGCTTTTTTATGTAAAAGGACAGAAAGGTAATAAAAGCGCCAGCCTCCGGTTTATAACGATCCACCGCATCGGCAATAGCCAAAAAGCCGGATTGCATAAGATCCTCAAATATCCCCGGATCCTGTTTGCTCCAGCGGCGTGCCTGCTGGTAGATAAAGCCACGGTTATTATCCCAAAGCCTGGCAAGCATATCACCGCCGCCTTGCTGTATGATCTCCTCGTTTGTCACGGTACCCCTCCCGTTACTGAAAAAATGAAAAGCCCTGTAATGCGTTTATTCGTCCAACCCGTGCCGGGTGGATGCCTCCCACGCCTGGGCGGCGTTATTAAAAGTGGCGCACGCACAACGGAGAGCCCTCTCTGCCGCCTCCAGATCATCCATAGCGGTATCAAAAGCAGAGGGCGCCACGATCTTTACATTGTTGCGCAGGTTTTCCACACGGTAATAGGCTCTTTCGTAAAGGCGCCGGGCCTCTTTTACCTCATCGGGCCAGGCCTCTTTATATCCAATATCAAGCATTTTCTCACCTCCTTATATGGCATCGCCGATCTTGCGGTGCAGGCCAAAATGTGTAGTTTTGTGAAGTAGATGGGCTTTTCATTTTTTCAGTAACGGGGGAGGTTGCAACCAATGTAACCAAGCAACCGCCGGTTATATTGGTATATTCAAATAGAGGATTTAGAGCGTTTATATACTGCCTAATCTCTCTATTTTTACCAAACCTTACATTGTTGGTTGCTTTGGTTGTATGGTTGAAAACCCGCATAAAATAAGGCTTTTTTTCGGCAACCAAGCCTTTTTTTGCTTTAGTTGCTCGGTTGCCAGAATTACAACCAAGCAACCAAAGCACATTTTTAGGTTGTCGGCCTCTTAAAGCACTTTTGCTTTCCGTATGGGCCAACGGTGTATGCGTTAATCGGGATCCAACCGAGGTGCCGGAGAATACCGCCGATCTCACGGCTCTGCCTGCGGTCATTCGCAAGATCTGCCGCAGATTTATATAGCATTTCGGTTAATATCTCCATCACGCACACGCGATCCCTGGGCACGGTCTTAATATCGCCCTGCACGCCGCCTGCCCAGAACATACGGCGCCTATCAACGCCCCAAGCATCCCAATTAACGGGGATCTCCTTGTCAAGAAAATCCTGGATGCTACCCTCAAGGGGGTTAATCTCAAGATGGTTTTCCTGTCTTGCCCTGGCGTAGGTTTCCACCTCCTCACCGAGGTAAAGGGGCTCACCCACCTGCCAGCGGGCTACCGCCTCGGCCCATATTTGATCCCGTTCCGCATCGAGCTCCTTAAAAACGCTTTTGGTGCGCTTTTGGGTACCAACATCAATGGGCCAAAAGCGGCGGTTTCCGGTGGTGTCCTGGAGGTATTCGGCTGTGTTGGTGGTGCCGAAAAATACGCAAGAGCGCGGGTGCCCGCCTGTGCGCTTACCATAGGCCTTGCGGTATTTATCTGCGTTGACGGATAGAAATTGCTTAATGCGGTTAATATCGCTGCCCCGGAAAGCATCGAGCTCCGCAACCTCAACGATCCAGGTACCTTGCAGCAGCTCCGATGCCTCTTTACCCTCAAAGGTGCGGATGCTATCGTTAAACCACGGGCCGGCCATCTTGCTTAACAGGGTGCTCTTGCCAATGCCCTGCGGGCCGGAGAGGATCACCATATTGTCATACTTGCAGCCGGGGCTCATTGCACGAGCTACGGCTGCCACAAAAGCCTTGCGCGTGACGGCGCGGGTGTAAATATCATTATCGGCGCCGAGGTAATCACAAAACAGCGTATCAAGGCGGGGCGTACCGTCCCAGGCGCCTTTTAACCCTTTGAGGTAGTCCTGCACGGGGTTATATGCCGTTTTGGCAGCGTGCTCTTGCAGGGCGGCCTCTACCAACCCCGGCGCCCAGATGCCACCGAGCACACGCTTGATATACAGAGCAAGCCCGGTATCGTCCGCATCCTCCCATTGAAACAGGGAGCCCTCACGGCCATACTGCCGCTGCCCCCAAGGGAGAGGGCAACGGCCTTGCAATCTGTCCGAAAAGGTATCAAGCCTTATTCTGCCAAGCAGCTTGGGATCGTTCTCAAGCACAATGAGGAAATTATCCGGATCCTTGATAACGGCGCCGGTGGCGTTTTTCTGGAGCTTACCAAGCCAGTTAGCCGCATCCTCAGCAGAAATGCTCTCAAAGTCTTTTACCGCCGCCTCGTAGCGTTCTCTATCTATCAAAGCAGAAACATCCGGCAAGCCTGCTGCAAGCTCACACATTGCTGTATAGCTCGGCAGCCTGTTTGTCGGTGTTCCAGGCGCTGCCTCATCGTCTGCATCACCAAACTTGTGCAGGCGCACCAGGTCAAAGGCGTTTACGAGCTTATCGCTGCACGGATCTGTGGCGTGATGGCTGTAAAGGAATTTGCCTCCGTCATAGATAACGGCGCCGCCTGTGGTGCTGCCGCCGGTATAGGTGTAACGGTCCGGGGTGTTATCCACAGGCCCATATACGCCAGGCAGCAGCTCCTCCATAGCGCGGTAAACATCGTATGTGCGGCAAAAGGCGCCGACAATGCCGGCCTTTGCCACCGGATCACCCTGCTTTTTGGCAAGGCTCGGTAAGCTGGGTTGCTTTCCGGGTACCTGCGGCCATTCCTCTGTGTTGTGCCAATCTGCATAAGAGCCGAGCACGCCATCTGCGCTAACAAGGGGCTTGTCGACGGTATAATACACATACTCCCCATCCTTGCAGCAGGTGGGGTAATAAAACAGCCGGGCAAGCTCAAAGGTGGTGGGATCCGCAAACTCCATACCTATGTACTCTGCCATTTTGCGGGCTATCGGCTCATATTCATCCGGCGTAACGGTCCGATCCAGCGGCAGCAGCACACGCAGCCGAGGCGCGGAGGGCTGGTGCTTACGGGTGCTGTAAATGCAGTACCCGCAGCCTAAAGCCTCTACGCGCCGGATAACATCGTTTGTAGCGCCTGCCGGGATAGTGTCAAGATCAAGTGTGATAATATCCCTGCCGGTTACATTGCAGTTTTTACGGCGCAGACCGTTCAGCGCCCCGCCCACAAAGCCGCCTGCGGTGTCTTTGAGCTCATCCTGGGCAGGCTTTTTGAGGGCCAGGTATTCGGTCATTGTTTCCGTGCCCCGTGTCGGCGTTTTCAGCTTTTCGTAAAACTCCGATATAAGGAGCCGGGACGGCTGCCAATTCACAGAGCGGCGGCTATTGCCCACGCTTATTGTTATTTCTCTATCGTATTGCACAACAGGCTCACCTCTCTGTTAAATGTTAATTTGGCGTATGCCGTCAGTGGAAAGCACCGGCGTATTATCGGCCCCGTTTACACACATAAGCCAGTTTTCAACATTCGGCCAAGCGATGAGGTATTTTTTGCCCAATACCCGGCACGGTATAGCACCGGTACGCAGAGCCCTACGGAGCGTATATTCACTTAACGGCATACCCATTTGCTGGGACCGTTTCACGGTTTCCTTGATTGTTAAAACCACTTTTTCCGGCACTTTCCACACCTCCCTTGCTTAATCTATCTATGGCATCATCAATGCGCTTGCGGCGTTCAGCAGATAGCTCGTGCCGCAGCCAGGCGCATAAGGTGTAAGGTGTGATACCGATTTCATCAGCAACCTGCCATTGCTTGAGGCCAAGCAACATAATCTGTGCTTTAATATCGTTATTCACTTTTTCCTCTCCTTTTTTGGTTTCGCTGTTGACAGCAACAACTTGTTGTGCTATAATGATACCAAAAGATACTGTTTCAATCAATATCAAGGTTGCAATTAGTATAAACTGCGCCGTTTGATACTAAAATGCAACCAAAAGAAACAAAACACAACAAAAATAAACTTGATACAATGATTTAGTATCACGAAAGAGAGGTATCACCTATATGGCCGATGTTGAAAAATCATTTACGCTTATGAGCGAAAGGTTGAAAAGGTTAAGAGAAACGGAAACAACCGGTGAGAAAAGAAAAAATATGTCACAATCCGAGCTTGCCGATGCACTAAACCTTTCCGAGGCAACCATAAAAAGGTATGAAACAAAAAACCCTACCCTCGGCTTAACCACGCTGGAGCATATTGCAAAGTATTTTAATACAACCGTTGATTACTTAACCGGTACAACGGATATAAAGGATCCTCTCCTTTATTATCAATCCCTGGAGGAGGATAGTGCAGAGGGCTATAATCAGTACGAAAATGACCGCTTGGCCGTTATAGAACGAACAAAAGCCCTTTTTAATATGTGCGGCTACAATTATGAGAACATAGACAACAGCCCAGGTTATGAGTTTGACGGCTTGCAGGGAGAGCAGTTTTTCCCAGGGCCTCACAAGCTAACGGATCCGGAGGGGCTGAATGATACCATTTACTTGAGCGATGGGGAGCTGGAAAACATAAAGCGCCTGCTCGGTGATGCAGTCGCATTTGAGTGTTTTAGAATAAAGAGGGGGAGGGATAAAAAAGATGGCAACGGTTGAAAAGCGGACCGGGAAAAGCGGCAGGGTGAGTTATCGGATAACGGTTGCTGGCGGTATTGATAGCACCGGTAAGCAGATCCGTATGCGCCGTACCTGGGAGCCGCCCAAACCGGATATGACACCAAAACAAATAGAAAAAGCCCTCTCAAGAGCCGTAAATGACTTTGAGAGGGAGATCGAGCAAGGGTATAGATTAGATCACAAACAAACCTTTTCCGATTATGCAAGTTATGTGCTTACATTAAAAGAGCGTACCGGTACCAAGCCCAGAACAATAGAGCGTTATCAATCCCTGCTTGAAAGAGTTAATAAGGCCATCGGGCACCTAAAACTAACCGATATAAGGCCGCAGCACCTAAACGCCTTTTATCAAAATCTGGGTGAGGAGGGCGTGCGTAGCGGAGCTACCAAGGCCACGCCTTGCATTGATATAAGAGCTTGGATAAAGGCAAACCACACATCTATTACAAAACTTGCGACAAAATCCGGCGTGGCATCTGCAACCCTCTCCGCTGCTATCAAAGGCGAAAGAATAAGCGGAGAAAAAGCCGCAGCCATTGCACAGGCTATGGGTACGCGCCTGGATGAGGTTTTTAAGCTGGAGCGTGATACCTCGCCGCTTGCCAATAAAACGATCCTTGAGCATCATCGCATTATATCAAGCGTATTGGCGCAGGCAGAAAAGGAAATGCTGATCCAGTTTAACCCCGCAGCAAAAGCTACGCCGCCAAAAGTGCAACGGAAAGCGCCGGACTATTACCAGCCGGAAACAATCAGCCTCATATTAGATGCCCTTGATAGCGCACCGCTTAAATGGAGAGCTGCAACCTACCTTTTAATAGATACGGGTTGCCGCCGTGGTGAGGCTATGGGGTTAAAGTGGGAAAGCCTGGATCTTTCCAACGGTATTATGACTATCGAGAGGGCGCTGCTGTACAGCCCGCAAAAAGGCGTATATGAGAGCACCCCAAAAACAGGGAAAAGCAGGGTGTTGAAATTGGCGCCGGAAACGCTCTGGCTTTTAGAGCAATGGAAAGCCGCCCAAGATGATATGCGGGCCGCCTATGGCGATGCCTGGGTAAATTCCGGGTATGTGTTCACCCAGGAAAATGGAGATAGAATAAACCCGGACAGCCTAACCGATTGGCTTAACAAATTTAGTAGGGCAAACGATCTGCCGCATATTCACCCCCACGCTTTTAGGCATACAGCGGCATCCACAATGATTGCCAATGGTGTTGACATCGTAACCGCTGCCAACGAGTTAGGCCACGCAAGTGCTACCACAACGGCAACCATTTACGCTCACCAGATTGCCGAGGCAAAAGCAAAAGCAGAAAATGTGCGTGCGGGCGTTTTCAAGAGGGCTTGAGGTATGATGTTAAACCTTACCGATAAAACGGTGCAGAGCGCCGTGCGTGAATACACAGACAAACACGGAGGCGGCTTTTTTTATGAGGAGCCGGGCAACATTGTTGTGTATGAAAATGAGCAGGGCGAGTGCTTTTCTTTCGATAACAGCATAACGGATGAGGCTTTTACGGCTCTTTTGAAAAATGACGGTTTACGCTTATCCCCCGTGAAAGACACAAGCGGCGTGGAGTATTAG